CAGGTCACGGTTTTTCAACAGTGCTTCTGCTTGTGATCCATAGTGTTTGACAGTGTCACGCTGACTGGGTGTTAGACGGTCTATGTTTGACACATCCACAGTCAAGCGGGTGTTGTAAGCATCAAATGCTTCATCGCTTATCATTGCATTTCCTTTTTTTGTGCTCTTATAAGAGTCATTTTTTCACTAATTTGTTTGCGGGATTCGTCAGAATGTGATTGGAAGAATCCACGACCATTGCGGCGTGCTTCAAGAATGTTTTCTTCCATGGTAAGTTTGCGAACATTGTCAGGATGATATGGCCCATTATCGTTGTAACGAGCCATAACCAATTGTCCTGACTTTGTTCCTCTTTTGTCTATGTCGTCGCCCCACCAAGCTTGCCAGGTATCAAATGTAAAGTGCCATTCAATTCCTCTTCTTTTGGCACCTTGACGTTGAACATTGTATCTTGCTGCCGCTACTTTTCTTTCCATTGCAATTCCTTAAGTTGATATAGTTTAACTATACACTTTTGGAGCACCCATTGCAATACTCATCAAGTCCATTTGGCTTTCAGCGTCTTGACCCTGTAGTTCAGCACCAATCTGCTGTGTCTTGGCTTCATTGAGTTTGGCCACAGACAGATCTTTCTGTTCTGTTGGGCTGGGTTGTTTGTTGGCAGCAGCTTGTTTGCCTGCTTCAATCATCTTCATGACTTCTTCATCTGACGGCAAGTAGGTATCGCAGTCTTTTACGCCCAACACATACAAGGTGTCAGCAAAAGGCTTCTTGACCTTGGCGTAGATTTCAGGGGTGAGCGTGCCTGACGCAACCATGCCTTGTGTGGTTTGGTATAACTGTGTCTGTGCCTGCTGAATGATCTGTAGACGACCCAAAGCATTCTCTTGACTTTGCATGCCCAAGGCCAATTCAATCTGAATGTGCTTGCGATCACAGAAGTTCATGTCATCCCAGGCCTTGAAATCCAAGAACTCTGGCTTGCCATCTGGGTGACTCTTTTGTGCCAGGCGTTTGACACCATAGTCATCACCGTATTGAATTAGGGTTCGCCAGACCAACCATAGTGCTTCCTTCAATCCATCTGCACTGTTACGCACAGTGTTGTCTTGAATGATCTGATTGGGAGTAAGAGCCATTTGAAGTTTCACCCCTGAGTTGCCGGGTGCCATAACTTCTGGATTAAACACATCTGATGGCGTGGTCATGCCTACCATGGCCATGGTATCCTGTTGGATACGAGTCATTGCCACTTCCAAGAACTGGAGGTTGCCAGCAGGAGCTGGCATTGGGTAGATGTCTTTGGCAGGATCAAACTTTGAATCAAGAATAAAGATGGCAGCTTCGCCGTCCTGCATCATTTCAAAATCCACACGGTCTGGTTTGACACCAATGCGTGGAGTGGCAGTCAGCAAGCCCAACTGGATTTCAGCACGAGCTGCGGAAGTGTTGTATTCCTGCATGGGAATCACACTTTCAGCAATGCTCATGCCGTAGAAGTTGCCAGGAAGTGGCTTGGGACACATGTTGGCCACTGGGATGAATTCAACTTCACGGGCAGATATGATGTAGGAGCCCGAATATATCAGTTCAATCAGTTCCAGCTCGCCGTCCCCGTCAATGTCATACTTGTTCCATACCGTAACAATTGAAACCTGACGACTGTCTGGGTCCGCTGATGCAGCACTTGACACAGGAATACCCATGACAGGCACTGAATCTCTTGCGTGGATAGCAAGGTTGTTGAGCACTGAGCCTGCTTGATACGCACCATTCATGTTGTATTCAGCAAAACGCTCAAACTCAGCAAGGTTGATACCAGGATACAGCTCTGTGGCTTCCTGGATTGTCATGGGATCATAGTAACCACAGAATGGTTGGTCACGCATTTCTGGCACAGTGGGGTCACAGATCCAGTAGTGTTGAGCAATGGGGTGGAATTTGATCTTGATGTTGTAGCCTGTGAGCTTGTATTTGGCCACATAGATTGAGTTGCGAGCAATGGCATCTGCCAGCATGTCTTCTTGGTCGCCTTGAATGGCTGCTGCGTGTTCAGCACCTTCAGCTGCCAGGTCTTCCATGTCCTGTTCTTGATTGGCTGATTCCAAACGGTCTTGGATTAGGCTTTGAACATGCTCGTCCAACTGGCCCTGAATGCCACCAGACATTTCAGCAGCCACACGCTCCAGATCCACTGATACACGCTTGCGGCTTTGACGCACAGGTGTGAGTCCACCGTCAATGGCCTGCTGCTCAAAAGCACGCAGTTGATCCATGGTGCCTTGTGTTTCAACATAGCGTGTGATGGGTTCACGCACAGGCTTGATCATCATCATGCCGTTTTTGTGCATGTTGGCATCCATGACCCAACGCTCCAGCACAAAATGCGGATCGTTCATTTCATTAACAACATGGCTGACCATTTCTGTAGCCTGGCGTGCTGCGTATTCATCATCAGCACCATCAGCCACAAACTCAAAGTTGATTTCGCCATTGGGAGCCAGGCCTTTGGTAATCACAGCAGTGGCATAGTCCACCACAGGTTTCACTGATGGATGGATATAATCAATGCCGTTAACCGGAGCAGTTGAATCAGTGACAGCAAGACAAAGATAATGATAATCACTCGCACGATTGACAGCATTTTTTGTGGCCAGGTAACGCAAATAAGACGCCATTTTGACGTCCATTTGGTTTTTCATTCTTACAAAGTTGGCGTTGATCTTGCGGTTTTGATTGATCTGGTCAACTGGTATTTGTTTGATATCCAACATTGGGACTTTTCCTTGTAGATATCTTATTTAGCGATGGGGCTTAAACCAGGGTTATTGTAGTGTGGAATCCTTGACTGCTGCCATGTGACAGGCTTGGCAGCTCATATTTTCAGTGGCCATGCCTTCTTCATCTTCTGGTCCAATGGGATACATTTCCAATGGCTGTTGTGCGGCAGCAAACGCAGAAGCCAAGGCCTGTGCGTGTCGTTCACACAGCACTGTGGCACCATCGCCCAGCAGCACCAGGTATTCTGCTAACTCTATTGATCTCATGGGGTTCCTTTGTTGTTACACCGCTGGGTCATAGGCCTTTTTCCACGGTGCTTTGTTTGAATCATCTCGTTTGACGTATCTATCTCGCTGTGCTGCCATTCTTTCAGCAGGCGTGCGATTGTCCCAGGGTTCAGCAATGCCCTGCAAGCAGGCCAGCAAGCCATAACGTGCTGAGTCTATACAATCATCTGGGTCTGAAAATCTGCCCTGTTGGTCTACATAGTAGTTCTGTGCTTCACGCAGGAAGTCAGTGCAGTTCTCATTGATCATCAAGGTGCCAAACTCCAACATCTGCCGCATGGCGTTGATACCATAGCTTTTGTGATTGGTCACACGCCCTTGTGGATCAGGAGGATTCATTATGGGCTTTTCCCACACATTGAGTTCATACTGTTCAAACAGCTCGCGGATGCTGTTTGAGCTCATGGTGTAGCGGCCCTGTGTTGAAGCATCAGCTGGCAGCACAATGGGCGTGCCAAACACTTCAGGTCTTAAGAGATGGTTGATATACTGTGTGGGCACAGCCTCCTCCACACCCTGCACCACAATCTGGCGATGCAGCCAAGCTGTGCGTTCATATGGATCCCAGTAGATCAAACTGATCACTGTTTTGTCGTTGACCAAGCCCAAGTCCAAGCTGATAACTCTGTGGATGTTTCGCATCTCCTGGAAGTTGAAGTCACCTGTTTTGTATGTGGGCCATTCACGCAGTTGGAACACAGCACCCTTGCCCATGATTGGCTTGCCTTGAATACGTGCTTCACGCTCGTGTGGCAAGTAATCACGCTCCAGCTGCTGCCTTGTTGAGTTCAACAAGAATGGTTCGCCCCAAAGGTCATATTCTGGAACATCATCCCAACTCACACGCACATAGTCATAGCCTGGTTCACGGTTCCAGAACTTGCTTACCAAGCCGTTGAGTCCTTTGAGTGGTGTAAACGAACACAGCACCATGCCCTGTGTGGTAGCAGTTCGTGTGACTATTTCACTAAAGAAATCGTCCGGGGGTTGCTCATCAAACACCGCAAGGTCAAGCTTGAAACCCTGGAGCTGTCTGACTTCTTGGGTGTAGTTAGCAAACAGCAAATAACTCCTTCCACCAGAACTATGACGAATTTCACAACCAATACAGTTTGCCCCATCATTACGCATGGTATCAAACACAATAGCGTCACGAGGAACAGCACCTGTGCCAAGCGATTCAACCAATTTAACATCTTGAGACCCCAGTAGTTCTTGCTGTAGAACCAGTGCAACCTGGCTCCAACCTTCACCAGCAACCATGGCAGTGATGGGTTTGGCAAAGCGTTTGCCTGTCCACCAGTCAGGATACTGTCCTGTGAGATGCATTGCAGTTTCATAACAGGTGCTAACAGTTTTGCCAATACGGTTAGCAGCAAGGATGCCTCTTCTGTCAGTTGAGGTCACAAAGAACTTGGTCTGATGTTCAAACGGTCTGAAATACTTCAGCTGGTTGTATTGCATGTCATCCGCAATGGCAATCACAAACTCCTGCAGTTTCTGCTGCTGGTCTGTGGTCATTGTGCGGTAGGCTTCAGGAGCGATGCCATGCTGGTCCAGACACCAACGCAGGCTACGCCGCATTAACACATTGGGATCAAGCATCAAACTTGTCCGTTTGGTTGCCCCACACTGCCCAGCCAGGTGCTGTGGTCCTGGCAAACATTTCCAGTCTGGGTCTGTCGCCAAACAATCGCACAATGTCATCTCGCACACGATCAGGCTTGCGACTGTGTTCTCTGCGTGGTTCCAGCACAACCTGTGCCACATCACGATGCACTCTTGGCAGTCCTGCACCACGTTTGGCCAACAGGCACAGTTCAGCATTGGATTTGGTATAGTTGCCCACACCCTTGAATATGGTGCCCGACTGTGGATTGGTCTTGACCCAGGTAAACGCACAGGTAATGTAGCGGAATCCCCAGGCTGGTATGACCTGTTCAATGCAGCGGTCAAGATAGGGCATTGTGGTCCACATCAGCAACACTGAATCCGCCGCGGCTGGCACAGGCACAGCACAGATTTCAGGTATGGTCATTGTGGGATACTTGTCAGTGACCCCACCACCAAACTTGGTTCCTGTTTTCCGTGCAGCATAATGCCAAGGTGGATCAGCATAGATTATGTCATACAGCACAGTTTACTCCTGTGTGGGTTTGCACCAGACCTGACGCACCTGATCAATGTGATACAGGGCATGAGCCAGGTCTGCGATCTCTTCAGCTGTGGCTGGCCAAGTGTCTGGACTGTCAAGGTCCGTGCCAG